TTTGATTTGCTCATCCACAAGATCCTGAACGAGACCTTGTTCGCCACTGTGACCTGCGTAGTAAGTTGGAAAATAGGAACTTGTAGGCATTTTATCCGATCATATCCATTGGTGGAATTGCATACTTACTGAGAACTTCGCCTTCGATTTTCTCAATTTCTGCTAGTGCGTCTGTGTATAATTCTCTACCATTAAGTGTAATACCGCCAGGTAGCTGTACATTGTTATACTTGATCAAGTTCTGTCCCCATTGTTTTTTCAACAATGAAGTAGCATACTTTTTAACAAACAAATCATTGTACATTTCAGTTGCATCTGTAGGATCAATCATACGATGAGCCTCAATCAATAGATTCTGTCCTTCTTGTAGGAAGTCCTTATCTATATCAAGATACAAACGATCACGACGCTGAGTATATCTAAACTGCTGGAATGAACCATTGTTTAAAACCATATCTAGAGTTTCTAGATATTGCTTGGTCATATAGTAGTTTAAGATATCAAGGGAACCAAAAGCATATAGATCATTTAAGAACATTCTATATTCAATGCCAAATAAGTTAGAACGAATAGAGTTACCCACCATTCCAAAAACTTTATTGATACCAATTACATGAGATGGTATAGGTATATAATTTGTTGCTTCCTTCCAATTAGTAGTTACTGCACCTTCAACCTTAGAAGTAGTTGCAGTAGCTGCAAGACGAGTTTTATCATCTGCAGTTATCTCATGTACAAGATAACATCTCTCCATTCCGTTATAACAGTTCTCCTGAAAGAACTGAAACGTGTCATCAATTACATTGTTTACTTGCTCATCATCTACATTAACCTGTAAGACAGGTTCTCCCAACTGCCTCTTAGCATATGTAATTAATTCTGCTTTTGAACTTGGAGATGCCATTACACACAATAATCCCTTCTTACCTATTTAGGAAGAAGGGATCCGTATTTATTCTGCTGGTGTTTCTGGTGCTGGAGTAACTGGTGTTTCTCCACCTTCTGATGGTTTATCCTCTAGAAGATTTAGAGTTTCTAAACCACCTTCCAATTTAATTTTATATTCTTTTGCTTTAGTAAGGTTTGCTTCTAAATCTGTAATTTGCTTTACTGTAGAAGCAATTTGTTCCTCGAAATTTTTCTTAAGTTGTGCTGGATCCATGATTATCAAATACCAATGATACTATACTATTTATTATAGACCAAAATGTGACCTTGCGTCTGATAAGAAGTTCTGAACAAAAGTTCTTGCCTGACTTTGACTCATTGAACCCTGTGTTTGACCATTCGATACAAGAGCTGTCCAAACGAAACAGTTTCTTGAGGTTGATTCGTATTGAGATTGGTCATTATCAGAACTAGAAGCAAAGGTAGTAACATTAAATCCATTAGAAACATTACTCTGCCAGTTAGGAGAACCAACAGTGCAATATAGGTGCATAATACCTGGGTCACTGTTCTGGTTCCATGCTTTGTTTACAAGCCATGCATAAACTGGACTGAAACCTTCCACTGTTGCGTTATCGTATACAGTGACAGAACCTACTGATCCTCCACCACCGTCAGCACCTAGGTTACCACTTCTTGAGAAACCATATCTAACGTCTTGCCCATCTTCAGCAACTGCAATTGCAACCAGTGGCCACGAATATCCAAGTGGAGCATATTTAACACCAGTAAATGTATTAGGTTGTGCGTTGTAGTTAATGTTGCTACTGCCACCTCCGTTAACTCTAACTTGAGTGTAGTTACCACCGTCATACATGTCAGATTGAGCATCTTGAATTCTATCAGCACTACTACTATCTGTTGCATACTGGAAGTTAGTACCACTCGCTGCCCAAGAAGTTTTCAAGTTCTGCATATACGAAATAAATGACTGGAATGAAGTATCGTCATATAGGTTAAAGGGAAGACCACTAACAGAACCACCCATAGAAGTCCATTGAGCGTCTCCTGAAACAGGATTAACACCGTTGTAAACTTCAAGATAACTTGTTTCTGTATTAAGTCCCATGTAACCAATATTGATTCCAGACGCAGGTCTAGTGCTAGTAGTCCATGTTGGAACTACAACTGAAGAAGGAGTGAATCCACCAGCAAACTCAATGGTATTACCACTGAGTGTCATTACGGGTTCACCATTTTTATTTTGTAGTTGATCTACTCTAAGAATACTTGCCATTGTGGATTACAAACGTTACTTTCGTTTTTATTATTTATATTAAATTATGGAGCGTCTGGGGCATCGACACCAGTATTGATGCTTAACCAACTTGGTTCTCCTGATAATGGATGAGTACCTAGGTACACATCAATAACTGCCTGTTCAAATGCAGTATTAACACCCATAGTTCCAACAACTGGATTTGCTGGTCTTTCAGCAGCACCATTCCATGAAGGAAAATTAAAACCTGCAGGTTGATATGATCCGTCAAAATCAACAAGACCACCAGCAGCAAAGGTCATTAGTTGCTGTCCAGATGGAGTTTGTATTTTATCTAGTTTTAATATACTTGACATTTTTTCCTCTTGTTATACGATAGTCCAACTTCCGCCATTGGCAACAGTGATGGTAGTGTTATCACCAATTTCAATAGTTCCAACACTCATCGCATTTGTGTTTGCTGGAATTGTTGTATCTTCACCTGCTATGGTTCTATTACACTTGAATACACCATATGAATCCAAATATTGTGGATCACCATTAGCATGGAGAACAGAAGTATTCTTTCCGCTATTATATGTAGTACCCTCAATGTTTACGCTGGCATCAGAATTTGCAACCGAAGTTCCAATGTGTAATGCGTATGTTGGGTCTTCTTGGTTGATACCAACCTTAGATAATCTATAGATGTTAGCACTATTTGCATCGCTAGATTCTGTCCAACGTGAAGTTACGAATGGAGCATTATCAACATATAGGTTACCATTGTTTATGTTAAGATCTCCCTCAACATTCAGAGAATAATCTCTGTTAATAATATTATTTGGATCTGTGTTATCTTGTCCAGAGAACGTTGTAGTGTTGATAGCAACTCTATTACTAGTTCCTAGGATTGCTAGTGCAGGTGTACCCTTCCAAGTAGTAGGACCTTGAGATCCATCATTAGCAGTGATTTCAAAGATGTCATTAGAAATCATTCCGTTACCAACACGGAAGTTACTTAATTGGTTAGGACCACCTCCTACTAAACCACCAGTATTACCTAGGAAATAGATAGGAGCATCATCATTATTAGCAGTTGTACCAAGTGTTATACCTTGGATTGCTGTAAGTGCCTGAGAAACATATGCATTTCCTTCAACATGTAATCTTTCGGTTGGGTTCATAATACCCAAGCCAACGCGACCATCACCAGTGAAGATTACGTTATCCTGAGCAGTACCAGCATTTGTCTGTCTAAAGATAAAGTTGGTAGCTGCTTCGTCATTATCACCAAAGTCAGTGTCATTTACAGTGACTGCTTGAATGTATGCTTCGTTGGTAGAGTTATTACCATCTTGGTTCTTAAACAGAATCTGAGAACCACCAGGTGTAGCGATGAAATCACTTCTAGTAGTTTCTAATTTAAGTAGAGTAGTAATATCACTAGTACCAACACTCCCTTTAAATACGTGAATTGGAATTCCACTATCTGGAGTTGAAGTTCCGAAGCCAACTGCATCGTCTGTAGCATCTACATGGAATACATTAGTGTCAACTGTTAGATCGGCAGCAACTGTAATGTTACTTAAGAAATCTCCTCTACCAGATACGCTTAGTGCTTGATTGGAAGTAGCAACACCACCAATAATCAAAGCACCAGTCATTGTATCACCAGCTTTCAGAACGTTATTAGATGCTGAACCAGTTAGGTTTGCAGTAATTGTTCCTGCAGCAAAGTCACCGTTAACATCACGCATTACAGCAGAACGAACTGTAATGTTACCCTGTGAATCTGTTGATGGTGCAATATTTGCACTGTAGTATTGTACAGTACCAGCATTCCAAATTTCATTACCTAATACAGTAAATCCAGAAGAATTAGCAACCTTAACTTCTAAAGTACCACTACCATCTGTGCTATTACCACCTTGAGCAATAAATGCAGAGTTGTAGTTTGTAGCTGTTGATTGGGAAGATTTGAAGAAGATAGAAGGAGTAGATGCGGTTCCGTCTCTACCAAGTTTTAATTTTGCATTACCACCATCACTTTCTGCTACGATAACTTCATATGTACCGTCTACAATACCATCTACATTATCATCAATCTGAGATAAGTTGAAATCTTGGAATTCAAATGCATTTGCAACACCACCAGTACCAATAAATTTAGCACCAGTAAAGTTACCAGTAGTCAAACTACCAGTTAATAAGGTATAGTTATTAGCAGCATCATTAACATCTTGAGTTGGTTCTACCTTTGTTAATGTAATTGCACCAACACCAGCACCAACACTATCATATAAGTTTACAGAATTACCACTTACAAATGGTGTAGTATTTAAAAGTTCGTCTCTAACAAGAATTGTATATCTTGGAGTACCAACCCAATCCATAACACGGATCTTGTTTAGATTATCCTTAGCAGATTGTAAGAATGGTAATCTTTCATTAGATAGAGTACCATAATTCATATGGAGTGCAGTCTGATACCAAGTTCCTTGGCGACCATCCATTTTATCAGCATCTAAGCCACTTAATGTACCGTCGTTTCCAGAAGTCCAAACCTGATACCAGTTAGCAAATGTGTTAGCAGGACTGTTAAATGAACCACGTAACCACATGTTACCACCATTGGCAGCAGTACCATCTGTAAATGCAAGTTGTCTTACACCACCATATGTGGCATCAAAGTCAGAACCACCATTTCTAATGGTCATTACAAGGTGCTTACTACCACCATCTGATAATCCATCAGTACTGTTGTTCTTAGTATCAGCAATAATACCAGCAGAGAACTCGTCTGGTGATGGGTTAGATAGTGGAGCGTCTGCAGTTTTTAATCTTAGTGTATTACCAGAAGTGTTGGAAATACTAATATTGTATGTGCCTGATAATCTTTCAGTTGGTAAGAAACCAGCATTCATATTACCTGCATTCAAGTAGAATGTACCCTGTGCTCCATCAAGTGTATCAGCGTCAAGACCTGAATCTGGTCCTGTATTAATAGAAACAGAACCATTACCAGCGTCACCAATGTTAAACTGACTCTTAAGGTATCTAGAAACACCAAGTGTACCGTATGGATCACCAGAAGTTGTTAGATCAGAAACTCTCTGAATGTCAATAGCAACGTTTGCATACTGTCTATTAACAGTAGATACCTTAGCAAGTAATGATAGACCAGAACCTGCACCAATTTCAGTTGGAGAAGATGAAACTGCAAAATCTGATAGATAACCTTCACCACTGTCTGTGATGTTTATACCAGTAACACTACCATTAGTTGTGAAGATGTTTGCTCTCAATCCTGTTCCAGGTGCTCCACCAGTTAGAGGAACATCGAAGAATGGACCAGCATCAAATCCACTACCACCTTGAGCAATAACAATCTTATCAACAAATCCACCTTGTGTCTGAGAAGATTCAAAGGTTAGTGGGGAAGCACCTCTACTAAATTCTAGAACTGTTCCAGCAGGAAGAGTTGCTGTTAAGAACTTATCAAGAGTAATTGTAGTTTCACCAGATTCGGTTAGAACACCATCAATATTTGTGTCTACTTGAATACCAGTAATTTGTGTAACTTCATGACCTTTCAAGAAGTCAGAACTAGAATCAAATATTAACTGAGAAGCACCACTATTTGCTTGTATTTTTAATTTTGCAAAGTATCTTGTTTCTGGACCTTTGAGTGTTTGTACTGCAGGTGCATATGCCTGATCTCCTCTCAAGAAAGTAAAGGAGTTAGCAGCACTCTGTTCTCCAGATGCGTTAGACGCAAGACGTGCAGTTGAGATAACACCTGAAGTAATATCAGTAGCAGCAATTTGATTAGATGATAGAGATACCCAGTTATTAGTATTACTTGCAGATGTGTTAATAACACGGTTGATGTTAATTGTCTCTGCTGGAAGATCACTAGATTCAATTGTATCTGTGTCTACAATTTTTACATTGTTAACAATATCACCATACACTCTGCTCTCAATCAATGCATTTGCGGTTGCTTGTGTTCCTGATCCTGCAGGAGCAGCAATAGTAATTGTTGGAGGAACAGTATATCCTTTACCACCAACATAAGTATTGAACAATTCAATGTTCAATATAACAACTTGACCGTTTGCAATCTCTGCAGTAATGTTTGCTGGAACACCACCAGCTTGCTGGTTACCAGAAACTGTAACAATTGGAGGAGTTACATATCCAGAACCACCATCAACAATATTAAGTTGATAAACAACACCTTGTCTATACTCTGTTGATTGGATCTTACCACCACTGATATTACCAGTAAAGATATCTCCAATAGTAAACTGTAATGTTGAATCAACAGCAAACGATACGAATAAACTTTCGTTGTCATTGTTTAAAATGAACGATGTGGTAATATCCTGTTGAATAGCAATATCACCAGCAAGTGCTCCTTCAATAGCAACTCTTTCTGCTTGATCCGCAACTGTGTAAACTTGGAATGGACGTAGTGGTGGAATCTGATCTTCTGAAATCTTACCAGAATCAGTAAGTTCAACCAATGCTCTAGGAACTGGGTTTGTAGAATATGGTTTGTTAATGAAAGGACCAAGATTGTTAGTGATGAAGTCCTTAACTGCTTTCTGTGTAGGTAGTTTAGAGTCACTAGAGTTAGCACCACCAAGAGTATTGCTGTTATCAAAACCAGTAACAACAACGTCACCACCTTTCAACTTCAAGAATTCAACTTCAGAAATGGTAACTGTACCAGTGAAGGTAATGTTACCAGTTCTGTTCTCAATTCTAGCAAATGTACCAACTTTAAAGTCACCTATTTCATCAGTACCAGAGACGTATGTTCTACCATAGTTCTCAGATACTTGCTCGTTAGCTTCAACTTTAACACCACCGTTCTCTGGTAAAGCAAGGTAACTAGTACCAGAACCAGCATATTCCCATGTATGAGATGAGGAGTTGACAATAGAAGGTCTGTGTAATCTAATTGTTTCTCCAACCAATGTTGTAACTGATACTACATTACCAGTAGTAGAGTTCTTAAATTCTGCAGGACCACCAGAACCAGATTCTAGTGTTAATTGAGCAGAGAAAGGAGGACCAACTGTAACGCCTTCTACAGTATCAACAAAGTATTCAATTTCTGGGTTGACATTTTCAAATCCATCAATCTTAACAACATAATGCTCTAATGGTTCTCTACCAAGACCACTTACAGATAAGATAGTTCTACCAGTAGGAGTAGAAGAAACATTACCAATAATTGCATTATCAAAATCGTATGATATTTCACTATATCCTCTTGCTCTTAGAGCAAAAATACCAAAGTTAGTAGCAGAGTTGGTAATAGATGCATAACCACCACTCTCTGCAAGAACACCGTCTGCACAGAAAATACAGAAGACAGAAACTAACTGTACATAACCATCGTTAATAATCCTATATCCAGTACCACCTTCAGAAACAATCGTGAAGGCAGATGCAACCATTGACTTACCCTGGTTAGGGAACTTAGCTGCTCCCTCAATAGTTAATCCAGGGAAAGGACAGTTAGGTTGTTTAACTTTATCACCATCAATCAGAGCACCACCACCACCTAACTTGGAGATAACAGATGAGTTCTGTGTATATGGAGATGCCTCAATGATAGGATAGTCATCATAGGTTGATCTAACAGCAATCTTCACATTATTTTGATCACTAATGAAACTATCTGGATATGTGTATAGATCTGCTGTATCAAGTAAGGTTCCAGTAGTTTGTGTAGTATCACCCTTAGTAATTGTTCCATCTAAGATATCTTCTATTAAAGCAAATGCTGTGTTAATAGAAGCTTGTACGTTAGCACAAAGTGGGTTTCCACTAGGATCTCCAAGAATTGTGTTGTCTGTAAATCTTGGAATTGATGTGAATAAAACAGGAGTTGTGTTACCAGCATCATCTACAAAATTCCTCATTGCCTCAATACAGAGGTTTTTTACTTGATTGTATGCATAGATGGTAGGAGCAAGTTCACTTGCAGGAATTCCTGTAAGTTCATTTCCTGTATAATAAGTTTCTGCTGCTTGAACAATACCAATATTACCACCAAGAACAAGGTCTCTTATTAGACCACTGATAATGATGTTAATATCTCTACGGCACTTACGTTCATCAACATTATTAAGAACAAGAGATGGGAAGTTATTCCTAGTAGCTCTATATGCTTCATCTGTAATATGATCTCTGTTTCTAGTAATTAGATATGCAGCATCTAGATATGTTCCAGAAGCATTATTTGCAAGAACATCAACGAAAAGATATGCAAGAGTATCAATTGCAGATTGAACGTTATTACATGCTCCACCTGCATTCAAATCATCAATAATAGTTGGGTCAAAGTATCTTGGGATACTAGAGTATACAGGAGTGTAAACAGGATCAGTTGTAAGACCAGTTCCTGTTCTCCATTTTCTCATTGCATAGATGCAAAGTTCGCGAGCATATTCCATCGCACGAACAGTTTGAATAATCTCAGTATCTACAAAATCAATTTTTGTAACTGTTGCATCGATGTATTTCTTCGCAGCATTTATAGTATTATGGTTGCTACCAAATTCAAGGTCAGCAGTAATAGCATTAATAAAGTGCTTAACGTCTCTTACACATTTTGAATCACCAGAAGGAATACTAAAGCTTGGATATTTTTTCTGTGTTGTTACACCATCAATATCACATTCAAATAAAATATCATCAAGTTGAACAGTATCATCTTCTGCGATATTTGGTATAGAAGCATTAACTGTTACAACTGCAGTTCCAGTGATAAGGTTATCATAAACAAAATTAGTGATATTGTAAGTAACACCACCAAACGTAGCAGTACCACCACTGACATATGTGTGTGTAAATCTATTTGCACCTAAGAAAACCTTAAATGAATTTCCACCAGTAGATAGATTACCATTTGTTGTTCTTACAAATGTATGAGCAGTTTGAGCTCTAAACCTAACAGCGTTTGCTGCAGAACCTTCAAAATAATGTGTAGATTGTGGTTCATATCTTATAGCTTGAGCTGCAGCAGTTACGAAAGTATGAGCAGTGGTGTTAGAAGAAATACCTACGTTAATAGTAATTGTGCCATCTTGACGTGAAATTGCATTCTCAGAAGCACTTAAAAATGTATGAGTGCCAGTATAAGAAGAATCTCCAACACTAATCCTAAATGTGTTTGTGTCTACAACTGTAATAGGAACCCATCTACCACTGATAGGATCAAATCCTGCACGAGGATAAGAACTACCAACATCTGCTTTTCCAACATTAAGTGTAATTGTTGTTCCAGTTGTTTCAATAATATCTAATGATGTATTGTATGCAGGGTCAGTTGCACGTGGATAATCATGTTGAGATGCATTACCATCTTTATCACAAGTGAATTTTAATGATTCGGGATCAAGTCTAACAGATGATCCTTTCTTAGTGATACTATTAGCAACACCAGAAATAAATGTATGTGTATCTGTATTTGTAGAAGGTACTGTATCTAATACTTGAATATCAAAGGAAGTAGAAGATCCAACAGCAAGAACTTGAATCCACTTACCACTGATAGGATCAGCACCAGTTGAAACACCGTTAGCTGTACCAGATACAAATGTATGAACAGAATTAATACTAATAGCACCTTGTCCACCATTAACATTAACTGTTACACTATCAGTAGTTACAGCTGAAATTATTAATTCGTTATCATAGGCATAGTCAGCACCACTAGCTGTATTAGCACCTGTTGCTCTTGGATATGCACTTTGATTAGTGGTTGATGCTACACCAACATTAACTGTGATAGTAGTTGCTGATACGTTTGTAATAGCAATGTTCTCACCAGAAACAGGGTCAGTTGCTCTTGGATATTGATGGTTAGTTGCGTTGTTATCAGCATCACAAGTAAATGTAACAGCACCATTAGACATGGTGATTGTATTCCCTTGAGTTAAACTATGAGAACCAATCTCCAATACCATCTCACCTGTATTAGGATTGTAAGTAGTTCCAGCAGCAGCTGTAAATTGACTGCCACCACCACTAATAGCACTAGGAGCACCAGTAACAAATGCGTGAGTTCCAACAGCAGCAGGACATTCAAAGATTAATGATTCCTCTGCAAGTTTTATTTTATCTCCAGCTTGTAATGAGTGAGCACCAATGGTAAGTGTCATTACACCACTAGCAGGTACATAAGCAGCATCTGATACTGTATGATTCTCAGGACCACGAGGATAAGAAGTTCCTGGAGAACTAACACCAACATTAACTGTGATAGTTGTACCAGTTACAGAAGTAACATCAATTTCTTCTCCTGCTACTGGGTCAGATGGACGTGGATATGAATGAGTTGTATTATAGTTGTCTGCATCACACTCGAAATCTAAAGAAGCAGCATTTATTTTTACTTTATTAGCAGTTGATAAACTATGAGTACCAATAGTTAATTCTAATTCACCAGTAGTAGGAGTATATGCAGCATTAGTTACATCAAATCTGTTACCTCCAACTACCTTCACTGCACCAGTTGCAGTACCACCAACGTAGTTGTGATTACCAGCACCATATGAGCAACTGAATTTTACAGCACCATCATCTAACTTAACCTTATCACCAACTACAAAACCATGAGCAGAATCTGTTGTAATACTCATAATACCCGTTGTTGGGTTATATGTTGTACCAGTAGTAGGTGATGCTATTGTTTGACCATCAAGACTATGAGAACCGATGGTTAATTGTAATTCACCAGTATAAGGATCATAACTTGCATTACTAACATCATGACTTACTATAGGTGATGAACCTACGTTTACTGTAATAGTATTGGTTGTAGTTCCTGTAATACTAATAGTCTGACCAGATACAGGGTCAGATGGTCTAGGATAACTATGCTCTGTAGCATTATTATCCATTGAACAAGTAAATTTCAGTGCATTATCAGCAATAGTAAGTGTATTACCTGTAGTTAATCCATGACCATTAGAGGTAATAACCATATTACCTGTGGATGGAGTATATACCACATTGGTAACTGGGTTAGGTAAGTTACCAGCATTAGAGTTAACTCCATTTGCTACAGCAGATACAAATGTGTGTGAATAATTACCACCTGATTTAACTGCTCCACCAGTTGCACTTACAAATTGGTGTGTGTAGTTACCACCTATAGCACAAGAATAGGTTAAAGAATTGTCTGCAATCTTAACATAATCACCTGTTGTAAATCCATGGTCATTAACTGTAAATGTAATTAAACCACTTGTTGCATCATATGGAGCATCGGTTGGTGTATGTAAACTCTCACCAACAGCAGTAATAGCAATTGATTTACTATCTGCATATGGATCAATACCAGAACGAGGATAAGTTTTAGCAGCTGAAGGATCTTGTAAACAAGTAAACGTTAATGAATCATTAGCAATAGTAATATTACGACCTACACCTAAACCATGCTGTCCAATGGTAAATACCATGTCTCCTGTAGTAGGATCGTATTCAGCATAAGTTGGTTGGAAATATTTGTTTGCAGGAGATGCACCAATATTAACAGTAATGGAAGATGTTGTAGTTGATGTAACTGGAATAGATCTTACAGCATAAGGATCTATTCCTACACGAGGATATTGCTTAGCTGTGTCACGATTATCCATGTCACATGTAAATGACAAGGACTCACTAGCAATAGTAACACTTCCTCCAACTGGAATGGAATGAGTTCCAATGTCTAAGAGTAAATCTCCAGTAGCAGGATTATATGATGCTGAAGATGGAGTAAAATCTACGTTTGCAGGTGATATACCAACATTAACAGTAAAGGTATCATCAGTTTTTGATATAATTGGAAGTGCTCTTCCAGATGCTGGATCACCTGGTCTAGGATAAGTATGCTCAGTAGCATTATTATCCATCAAACAAGTAAATGTAAGACTGTTATCTGCAATTGATATACCAGTTCCAATATCGAATCCGTGATTAACCTTAGTAAATACTAATTCTCCAGTCGTAGAGTTATACGTAGCATTTGTAGGTGTTAAACTACTAGTTGTAGTACCACCAATTTCATAAACAGAGTAATAAACTTTTGCAAATTGCTCGTTGATTTTTGCTACAACTTCATCAGCAATAAATTCTCTGTTGTTTCTAATTTGAGCAACAGCATCCTGATATCTCCTTGCTACAGGAGTTGATTCATTAAATTTAAATGGTGAGTTAAGTAGAGATAGAGTTACAGATTTAGAATAATTTACTACCTGTGCAAATTGACCAGGATCATAGTTATTGTTAGTTAGAGAAGGTAATTTTTTAGGAATAACAAAACGTCTAGATCTACCATCAGGATCTTCAATAACCTTGTAAATTCTTTGCTTACCATTTAAACTTGATAAGTCAGGAGCACTGGTAGAAAGACCAGAAATTTCAATTTCTTGACCTTCTTTAAAATCATGAATGTTATCGTCTTCTACAAGTGGGTTTGTATAGAAAACAATACCACCAAGATCTTCTGCTGAACCAGCATCACCAAAACCACCAGTTGCAATACTAGGATCTCCTTGTAAAGAGAAGTCAATTCTAGTAATTGGTAGAACAGATGTAATATTTTCATTAGTTTCAACGACTTCACCTTCAGCTCTAATTGAGATGATATCTGTAGTAACTAAAGAATATGTGTCTCTTAAATATGTAAACTCAAGAGTTCCTGTTCCGTTGTTAGCTGCTCCTGCATCATGGGTTGGGTTTGATTCTCCAGAAGTACCAGCAGCAGATACGTTGTATACATGATCTTCTGTCCAAACAACAGTACCAACTGTATATGCTGTTAAAGGTTGGAATCTTTCACTGTTTGCACCACCATATACTAATGTTTCACCTGGTGTTACAGAACCAGAAACTAAACCATAATCAAAAGTACCTGACTGATATGCTGAAGGTCCAGTAGTTTCATTAAATGCAACTGCTTTTGATATAACAATACCACCAGCGTTAACACCTCTTAATTCAATACCAGAAACTAAGTTAGCAAGACCACCATTAGATTGGTAAGTTGCACGGAAAATATCTTCACCAAATATTTGGTGACCTATTGGGAAGGTTGTTTCAAAATCTCCATTAATATTATAATCATATGTGACTCTTTGCTTGTCATCAAAGACCATAGCATAGTCCCACGTAAATGTGGAGAAACCATCAGAGTCAACTTGGTCACGATATGTTACACCAATAACATAGTTCTTATCACTAAACTTAATTAAATGTTTACGTGGATTTGATGGTCTAACAATAACCAAACGAAGGTTATCACCAACAATAGAACAATCTGGAGGTAGTGAAATTGGGTTATTCTCTGTGTAATCACCACCAGATACAATAAGAGATTCTTTAACGCCAGGAGTTGACCATGCTAATTGTGCTGCCTTTTTGATTGTTCTGACAGGAGAAACAGCAGAACGACCATCGTTCTCGTCATTACCAATCTGCTGTGAAACGTAAATACGTCCACCAACGTCATTCGTTGCTAGATTAAGAACGTATTCTGTAGTTGCAATCTTATCAGATGAATCACCTAGTATAGGAGTGATAGATCTTGGATAGATACCACTTTCACCAGTATTGTTATAGTACGCTTCATTTTCATCACTTACGCGGAAACCAACGTGTTTGAAGAGTACACCAGGAGTTGGATCACCAAGTGCATTACCATTTACTTGTTCACCATCAATGTGTAATGGTGGATCTAATGGATCATTTGATGTAGTACCAACACTCATCGCTTGGTAAACGTTACCACCACGATAAACAAAGGTATTGATTTGTAGAAGCCTATCTGGTGACCAAGGAGTACCAGTGTTATTAATAAATGTCTTTAAGTTTGGTGCTCTAACCTGAGCATCTGGAGTAACAAGATTATCAATATCAAGGTTTAAAATTCTTGCAGTATCAGAAATGATAGATGTAGAAGTTCTGATAGCACCATTGATATCAAGTTCATAATCAACAGTATCTAGAAAAGTTTGTGCAGCTGCACCTTGACCATTTCCTCCAGTGATGCTAATAGCAGGAGCAGATGTATATCCATCACCAGGATTATCAATAAGAACACCAGAAAGTCTTCCTTCTGGAGATAAAGATGCTGACGCTAATGCTTGGATCCCACCAGGATCATTAGGAGCACTAATAGTGACAGTTGGTTGTAGGGTGTACCCATTACCAGAGTTAGTTACGATAATTCGGTCAATTCTACTACCAGTTCTGTTAATACCAACACGAGGTAACTTAGTTGATGGATCTAAGAGAGTTCTTACGACCTCCTTCTCATCAGAACTGGTTCCTGATCGGATAGTAAATTGACTATCTCCAACAACAGATGGAGTATTAGCCCTAATTTGCTCTTTGTCAGAATTAATCTTAAAGCTCATCTTCTACCAACTATATTATTCCTTTCTGTATTTAGCAACCTACAACCAAGCTATACTAACAACTTTTGTGTATGCTACCCATTTTACTGTGCGAATAGTACCTGCTCTTGTTGTAGAGTAACTAAAACGATTTGCTACACCCGATGTAAACGGAACAATTTCCCAAGTTTCACCAATTGGAATACCATCTCTAATAATGGTTGTCATTGAAGACAATTCTGTAATAGCACCATTAGTATCAACTGATAATGCAGTTTCTAATTTTTTTGATAAAACTCCTGATGCATTGTCATTAACAGCAATTATTTGAGATTCAACAAAATTAATAGTATTAGATGGTATCTCAATAATAGTGTTACTGTCATCTAATGATAGAGTTGAACTATTGAGACCTCTTAAAATATAATGGTTTGTAGAACTATCAGTATAGAAGGAATTTTTTACCTCAAATGAATTGACGTTTTTTATATCTTTAGTTTCATTTACGAGGATAGTTTTATCTACAGAAAAACCACCTACTGAATCTAGAGTTTTGAGTTGATTAGGCATGGGGATTACTTAATGACATGGGCAACGGTTGTAACACTTACATCATCACCATTTGCTAGATTTGTATCTAGGACAAATGTTATTCTCGCTTCATTTGATGCATTGATATCGAATGTAGCAGAACCAATTAAGGTTGCTCCAGTTACTACATTTCCAATCTCTGTGTAATATACATCACTACCTTTAGTGATAACAGAGAATTCAATAAATTCTTTATCACCTGTTGTAGTGTTATGAGCAACTAAGGAAACCTTAGATGCAGTTTCAGTGTTTGCATTATGTAGATTTGAAGATCCAGTAGCAACACCACCTCTCTCCAAACTTACATCGTTAGTAACAACTTTATAATCAGCAAGTTCCATAACCTTGAGGTCAGTATCAAACAACTTAACACCACTGTAAGTTCCTGTTCCAAAACCTAAGTTATAGTAAATATCACCAGTATCAGTCAATCTAAGTAGTGGATCAGTATTTAATCCAGAAGAAAGACCTAAATCAAAATTCTCTTTGGTAGAGAATAAGAATGTACTTGCTGTATCAGTATTATCTAATGTTGTATCTAGGGTGCTAAAGGTTATTGTATTTGCATCAAGATTTAATTCATTTGTTGACATCGATGCAATCGTGTCAATAGTATGAAATTCAAGTTGAGTAGAATTGACCTGTAATGTATTATTGTTGGCATTGAAGAATGATAAAATATCTTCATCTGCGCCAGGAGCTGACTCTGCCTGAATGTAAGTATCCTGATCAATATCTTTAACACCACCTAGACCACCCCACTGTGCTCCATTATATCCTTCAAATTGAGAATCATCAGTATTATATCTAATAGAACCTTGTGCTGCATTTCCTTTAGAGTTATTATCACCAACTGGAATCACCAAAGATGTTACTGCATCAATAGTTACTTTTTGACCAGTATTTGGTCTTAACTGTAAATCATTAGTAGTAGTTGAAATTTCATTTACAGAAAGACGAAGTTCATTATTAACAACTAAATCTGTAAAACCTAATGGATCAATACGAAGTTCATCAATTTCTTCAAATGTTAAAGATGCAACAGCAGATCCCCAGAATGTAAGAACTGCAGATCCATTTGTCGATGCTCCACTTGTATGAATTGGTTCATTACCAGATGTTGCTGTAGTACCAGCAGTAGTTACTTCATAGATATTATTTCTATACTTGAGATATTCTCCTAATGTTGCTGGAGCATTTGCTATCCATTCTTGATATGCAGGAGCACTTACGTTTCCAGATCTAATTTTCTTAACATTTACAAACTCCTGATACTCTGGTGTTACTTTAAGTGTGTTTACACCATCATTGTAGAAATACAATGTATTATCATTAGCACCAACAGAAGCTTCTGCTAAAATATATGTGTTGCCATCTAGGTCTCTAACACCACCAAGGGAAGACCATGAAGTAGAATTTTCAGAATAACCTTCATATTGATTAGTTACTGTATTGAAACGGATTGCACCATTCTCTCCAGCTAAAGGTCTCTGATTGTTATCACCTGAAGGAACTATGAGGGCACTAGTAGAAATAACTTTTACAAGTTCTGCTTGACCACCTGGTTCAATTAAAAGTGGTTGACCTGGAACTGTGCTAATTTTATTTTCTGAAATTTCTAACTTATCATTAGAACTAAACTTGTTAGTAGTTTTAATAATTCCACTGGTAGTTAGATTACCATCAGTACCAGTAACTTGTAGGTAACCACCTACATCAAAATTACCACTTTGAATTAAAGTTGATGCCCCAGTATTAATGGTTAAATCATTAGTGGCAGTAATTGTACTTGCATTTATATCACTACCATTGATAGTAGTAACATTTATTGTGCTGATCGTTGCGGTAGATGCATTTAAACTGCTACCAGTAATTTCCTGAGCATTGAATGCTCCACTTTCTACATCACTTGTAATAATATCAGTTGACTGAACCGAAGTTATAGAGAAAGTAGCACCACTACCAAATACTTTTGGATTACTATTGGACGTAGTTAAGAGACCTTCTGATCCATCATCTCCACCATAATTTTCATAACCAGGAGTTGTACTATAGTAATAAAGATCTGGTGTATCGTCTGAAATTCTAATTTTTAAAGTATTTGTAGTTCTTGTTACAGAATCTACGTATTCATATCCACTGAATGTTAAAACAGCAAGACCAGTTACAGTAGCTGGTTGATTAACAGTAATTGTGGTACCACTTATTTCAGTTACTAGAGTATTTGGAGCAAGTCCACCGCTACCACCAGCAACTGAAACCTGCATTCCTACTAGAAGACCAGTAGCACTATTAACTGTAAATGTATTGGATAGTGCTGTTAAAGTTGTTGTTACTCCTTCAATTCGTGATGGTGGATTATTTCCATCAGCAAATTCAGATAGTGCAAATCCTTGACCAGATGCACCAGCCAAATCAAAAATGTAAGTATTTCCAGAATAAAGAGTTAAACTTGGATGTAGGGAATTATCAATACAGAATTTGGTATATGAATCAGCTACTGTAGCAGCTGCGTAAACTGGAGTTGTGGTTGACTCTTTTACTAATGATTGACCTGGAACTAAATCTCCAGATTCTGAAACTCTTAAACAAACTTTTACAATATTTCCACCAGCTTCTTCTACTTTATCTACTCTAATAAGATCACTTTCATCTGAAACAGAAGTTATACTAAGATCAACGTTGTCATCACCATCACTACCACCAACATCAGATCCGTCGATAGTTAAAATTTCGTTTGCATCATAACCAGAACCACCTTGTAAAACTTCTACAGTATCAACTTCACCTGTACCTGATCTGGTAATTCTAAACTGAGCTCCTGTACCAGTAGCACCAGCAGCTGTTACTGTATAGACAGCATCTGCTTCACCAACAATATCACTAGATGATTGTACTGTAATAGGTGCTAATACTGAACCTGCTGGAATGAATACGTTATCTCCAACACTTAAAGTTCCTGCAGCAATTGTTTGTACAAATGTAACATCTTGTAGGATATGTGCATCAACTGTTAAAGTAGTTGGAAGTGTTAGATCTACTGGAGATACTGATAAAACATCTCCTGGAGCATATCCATTACCACCACTAGAAATTGAAATACTATTAACAACTCCAAGTTCACCAACTGTATATTCAAAATCATCAGCAGGATCTCCATATGCAGGTCCAAATTGAATATTTGCAGTACCTGCTAATTCTGCATCTTGATCTAGGACAACAACATTCTGTTCTGTGTCAACATCATCAACTAGTACACCTGTACCAATAGTACCAGTTCCACTTACAAAGTATACTGTTTGACCAACTTCAATTCCAGTTAAACTTGAAAATCCTGTTAGTTCATTAGGAACTCCTGTATTAAATGTTAATTCAGCAGCACCAGCAACTGTTGGATTTGCTGATAATGTAAGTTGAGTTGAACTATCAATAGAAGCAACAGTTGTACCTGCTGCTAAATCACCAGGACCATCATCAACGATAACAATTGCACCAGCAAGAATACCAGCTGTATCTGCAACAGTAATTTGTGCAGAAGATGTTGATAGAGTAGTAGTAACCTCATCAACTACTCCACCAATACCAATATTACTAAATGTGGATGTATTTCCTGGTAATGTTAAAACATCTCCTGTTTGATATCCAGATCCATAGTTAACAATTTGAATTTCTGTAATTTTACTTGGACTTGATGTAACAGTAAATTGGAATCCACTACCACCAGGAATAGTTGCAGTAAGAACATCTCCTTGATTGTATCCAGTTCCACCAGTAAATACTGGGTTAACTACACCTCCATTAACTACTTCTAGGTTAACAGTAGCACCGCTACCACCACCTGATACTGCTAAGTCAGCATAAGAACCATTTGCGTATCCACTACCAGGATTTGTAACTACACCAAGAATACCAGCAACGTCGAAATCTACAATAGCACCAGTACCAGTAGCACTACCAGCTAATTCAATTCCTTCATATGTACCTACACTATATCCTTCACCAGTATCTGTAATAGATCCTTCAAAACCAACAACAACGATATTACCAGTAGCTGATAAACCACTACCACCAACTAAAGGAACACCTTGAAAAGATCCAACATCATATCCAGATCCATCATTAGTAATGCCAATTCCTGAATTTGTTAGAATCTTCTGTCTAATTAAAAAATCTTTGAAAGAAACAACTCTTTCTTCTGTAAAATCAAGAACGTTTTTGTTTTCTGAAACAAATCCAAATCCTGACAGGGATGATCTATAAAAACCAACAGAGTCATTATTAGTAAAAGATAAACTTGGTGTTGTTACAGTTCCATCACCAAGTTTTAAGTTACCTGTAGCTAAATCAGATCCACCTGCACTGATGTTAAAAATCTGTGTACCAATTTGGTTAATCTTGACCCTTTGCTGCTCAAAGGTATCAGTGCGTGCGACATTAATTGATGGCATTTTTTACTAACTCTCTCAGTAGGGACTTGATTTCAGAGACCTCAGTCTTCAACATATTTATGTCCTCCAACGCGGAACCAAGCTGTTTTGACTTACGTCTTGCAAGTATTGCAGAATCGTTCAAATTGATGATGGCACCAGTGTTTTGGTCTCTTACGAGACCATCATGTCCTTCGACTTTAATATGTTCCATACGCGGAAGTTAAAATGCTGCTACTGCTCTGATGTCTTGAATCTTAGGTACATATGCAGGATCTACTCCTTTCATTACAATTTTGATTGCGAATGAAGAATATTCAGGTAAATTATCTACAGTATATTCAAGATCTTGATATGCAGTTTGTTTCTCTACAATACCAGAAATGGTGTTTTCACTGCTTGCAATTTTAAATACATCTGGTTCTCCTTTCTCGTTGAAGTATACCCAATCGATATCTTCAAAGTTTTCTTGACTAGATGCTCTCTTGAACTTATAGAACACTTCAACATTAGAAATGTCTTTAACATTTGCTAAGAGATGAACGTTAATTGCAGTTGCTGGATTAGTAATAGAAACTTCTTTGGTTACATACTTGGCAGATGAAGAACCATTCTTGGATGTATCTTCAGCAACAAAGTCCAAACCATTTGTGTATGTTACTTTTCCAACCTCAAGATATGCATTTTCTACATCTGGTTGATTTGGATACTTAACAAAATCACCTACACGGAAGATATCTGCTAGTTGATCTGCTGTAACAGCATTTCTATTATAGAAAACATTATCAATAATCTTACCAGTAAAATCATCATTAATAGGATGAACATCAACTCTTAGAGTTAGTTTCTGTGTTTCACTATTCCATATAGTTGCCTTACCTGTGATAAGATTATCATATGTTTCCAACATAATATTTGGATTACGTGCAACAATTGTTGCAGCATCATTAATAGATGTTAATACTTGTGAAGGTGTAGAATCAACTACTACGTTAGTAAGAGATAATTGGTTTCCTAAAGTTACAGTTTCACCTTTTTGGAAGAACTGTGTTGTCTTAACTCTTACATAAACAGTATCACTATCTACTCTTGCAATAGTTCCAGTAGTTTTAGTTGTCAAACCTTTGATAGTTTGATTATCTTGAATTGCTGTACCACCCTGTCCTGAAAGTCGGAAAGCATAAACTGGATAGAACTCGATAATTTGATCTCTTCTACCAAATCTATCTTCCTGACCTATAGCATTTTCAATTCTATTACTTACTGTTTTGACAGTAGCAGTAGAAAGATCAATAATTGGACTTAAATGAGACACAGTAGACGATAGAGTCATCTTGTATCTCAATGAATCTGACAAATTATTAAGTGTTTCATTAATATCAGAAGCAATCATCTTCTGATTTGTAAAGTAATGTGCTTCATTCAAGAAAGTTTTTTCGTAATCCGTTTGAGAATATGAAGTGTAATTAGTTGTACTTGAATCTACTGGTATAACATTTGTAGTTTTGACCTCTGTTGATAAGGTAGTTCCTGTAAATGAGAGATAAGAAACTTGTGGATATAGAGTTTCAAACTTTCTATTGAAAGTAGAATAAACAGTATCACCACCACCAACACCATTTCCAGCAGCTTGTCCTGAAGAAGTGATATTGTACACATCAACACCAGAATTAGTTACTTTGAATAGTGTATTATTCAAAATACTGTCAGTAATACCAGATGTCTCTCTAGCAGTTCTATAGAAAACATAGGAATTTCCAGTTGTTTCAAACCCATTATCCCTGTGACTCACTTTTAATATAGAGTTGTTATTTTTAAATAACTTAGATGTTGAATTTGTATTTGCACTAGCATTTGTTTCAAATGGGTTATTGTTCAATAACTCATAACCTAAACTAGAATTCTTGAGTAGAAGTTCTGCAGATCTTGTAATATTAAACTCAGCACGGTACATAGTAAATTTAAGATCTTCAAATATATCTTCAGTCCAACTTTCAGTATTCTGAGAACGATATACAGAACCTAGAGATGGTTGGGTTGTAATAACTGTGCTAGTAGCAATATCAGTATCACCAAGTTTAGAAGACCATAATTCATAATCAATAGAATCTGTTTCAACTACCAGAGCATACTCTGTATCATTTTGTAGATATACAGGATTATCAAAGGCAAAATGTGATGGTGTAGTAGATGGCGTAGCATCCCCCGAATCAACTGCTACACCCATCCTAACGGCAGGTGTGTCTATATCGATAAAGGTTTGAATTTCACAACCTCCAGCACCGTTACCAACACCTTTGATGACAACTGAAGGTGCCTCTGTATATCCAAAACCAGATAGTGAGATTTCAGCATTGTAAATTTCACCATTAGACACTTCAATACTTGCAGTAGCATTAGAACCACCAGGAAGTTGAGGACTTTCAATAGTTAGAATTGCACTGTCATAATTCTGACCAGTGTTAGTAATTCTAATATCTGATAATTTACCACTATCTTTTGCAACAGAAAGAACAAAATCTGTACCACCTGTATCATTAGCAAGAGTTACAGATGGAATAACTAGATCTTCATTTTGAATGAAGGATCTACCATTATGATTGCTAAGAACTACAGTGTAAACTTGCTCATTAGTTAAACTGTATCTACCAGACGCAGTAGCTACTAATTCTACATTGTTCTTATCAAATACTTTAAGAATAGGACCAGATGCAGCAGAAGATGCACCAGTTACACTTTCTCCTTTGTATATCGACATGGTTCCACTAGCGAAACACTTGAGGATTGTGTTTGGAGATAGAGTTTTTTCAGAACCAGGAACAATATTTTTAGCAGGTTTTTCTGCATCAACATTAGTGATGTATGTTTTGACTGGTACATTTGTACTCTTCTTATTAAAGTAGAGATCAACACCAGTGATAAAACAACCACCATCCAAATTTTCAACCTTAAATGTTTGAGCTAATGGATTAGGTCTTACAGGATTATCAGTATTACTATCAATTAACTGTACACCTTCGTTAGATTTAAAGGTAGATGGTTTTGTTGATACGATACTAGAAGGATTCTCTGGTAAAATACCAGTAGCATAATACTTAACTTCAGTGTAAGTATCTACACCTGTTTTTTCTGCATTGGTTGAACTAGAAGTAAATCTAAATGTCAGTGTACCCGCAGTAAAGTTCAACTCTTCTGCAGATGTATCATATGATACAGTATCTACATCCCCAGACCAAGTTGCATTTTCTAGTGGTGGTAGACCAGCAGGCAATATAATCAATCCACTAGCATTACCATATTCATCTGTAGTAATAGATCCATTAAATGCTGATAGAGAGTTTCCTGCAATACCAGTATATCTAAGGTCAGGATTTACCCAACGAGAAATATCTCTTCCTTCGAGGAAAACATAGATCTTGGTATTTGGTTTCATTCTGCCAATAGTAAATTTGACAGGAACACTTCTAGCAAAGAATGATAGAGATGTTGCTACAATATTATCTCCAACACTCTTAGTTTGTACACCTTTACCAACTTCATTGTTCTTTGGACTGATATTTGAAGAACTTCCTACAGATGCAGAAGCTACACTAGTTTTTGCAACATCAGAATTTACTTCTCCAAGAGAATTAATAGATGTAAACGAACTAGATGCACCAACCCAGTTAACAACAAAAGAGTTATGTAAACTAGATAAACTTTCTTTTACATCTTCCTTTGCTAAGAAAATGTTGAATAGATCTGTGTTAGTATCTACAACTACAGGTTCAACACTTTGATCATACCATTGATCAATCGAAGGAGATAATTCACTATCTCCAACATACTGAAGAACAACAAATGGATTTGGATTTACTTTAGAAGAAGCAAAACTATTACCTAATAGAGAAAGATTCTTATATGGCAATGTAATCATATTACCAGTTTTCGTATATCCAGAAACAGTTCTCTGATCGTCTCTGATATTTACTTCTGATAGATTAATAGAATCTTCTTTGGATTGTGGTCTTAATACAGATTGCTGTGAATCAATGGCACATCTATAATCAAGAGATTGTAAGTTTCCAATTTTATGTGCTTCAAAATTATCTACAAAGAATCCTGATTTGAATCTATCCAATCCAATCTCATCCTTGACCTGCATATTAAGAGCTTGCTGCTCTAAAATACTAAGTGTAGTATAATACTCAAGACGCTCAATACGCTTCTCTAACTTACCGATGTCACGCATTGTGTAACGACGGTTATCAACAGAAGTTACTCTAACATCCTTACTGGTAGTAGTAAATGCTGGAATGTAAGCATAGAAGAGAGGTACAGCATCCTCAATAGGATCTGGTTTAGATGGATTGAGTGAAGAGTTACCTTCTTTGACGATAAAGTTTCCTTTCTTGTCTAGGAAGATACCATCAATACGATCTAGATATTGCTTCTGACTAAAGGAGAATGTATACTCTAGATTTCTATCTGGTGCAGGTGTACTAGTAATGATAGCACCAGCACCAGAGAAAGATCCTTCTGTAACTTCTAATGATGATGTATCAAGGAAACCAGGAATAATTGCTTGACTATCTACTTTTGGTCTAAAGTCAATAACGTTTTTTAATTGTGTAATACCTAAAACAGAAGAATCAAAAGATGGAATTTCATCTTCTGGAATTCCTGCTTCATGTAGATAACTATCGATAGTACAGAAATCACCCTGAGAATGTTCAAAGTAATCGAAAGCAATAACAAGTTGACCTGTGGTTGCTTCAAATCCAGGTTTTAGAACAATACGTGAAACATCATAAATTGTATCTCTTTGTCCACTATCAAATGTATATCTTGATGATACATCAGTACCAGAGATTAGATTACCAGCAGTATCAATTTGAGGTGGTTGAGATGAAGTTCCCTCATAAACATATTTGAGTTTGAATGCATCAGAATATGATAGAATTTCTACAACCTCTGTATCATAATCTGTTCCTCTTAGAGGTACAACACGGTCACCAGCAGATGTAACTGTAATTCTCTTATTTCTTATTACAGTTTTTAACCTTGGTTTTGCGTTAGATACTTCTAGAGTCGCAGTAAGTTTTAATTTAGGGTAGGTTCCATTAGTAGGAATAGTTCCAAAATAATTTGATGGTAACTGTAAACTAATACTACCAGATGTAAGACCACTTGCAGTATCAGTAGAAGAAGTAACTTCAACAGCATCCTCTGCAATATAAATGATATCACCCTTTACAATATCAGGTGCATCACCAGGATCCAAAACAGTAACAATATAATTATCTTCAGTAAATGCAGCAAATCTTTGTGTACCAAATGGTAATTGAGCTGCGAATGTAATAATACCACCACCACTAGATGCTGTAGTTACAAAATCTCTACGGAAATAATACTTGATCTTAGTATCATCACCACCAGCAGAAACTTGAGAAACTTGCTTGCTTCCAGTAGAGAATAGGAGTGTGCCACTTGTAGAATTGGATACTACAGGACGCAATCTCACAATACTTGCATTTGTCACTGCTCCTGGTAAAGCAGTATCTAAATAAATTCTTGACTTATAAGCACCTTCTTGCTTAGTACCATATTGTACAATTGAACGAACTAGGTTATTGTTATCATCAGAGAATTGAACTAAATCACCCTGTTGAATAGATTGAGATGCATCTGCACTAAAACTTGTAGATTCTAAGAATAAAGATCCTTTTGATCCAAAGAAAGTATAATCTGTTACAGTTTTAATTTCAGAATACTTCTGACTATCAACTACAACATCAGCACTAAATTTATTTTCTTTACCTGCACCAAAACTAGAACCCAATGACTTAACGTTTTGTGGGGCATATGTAGTTACTGTATCTCTATACAAAATTGGTACAATACTTGCACCAGCATTTGGTGCTCCAGCAGCATCTGGATTTTTTGCACTAACTGCAGGTGGTTGTGCATATTCAATGTTAACAGAAGATCTATTAGCTACAGATGCTTTATAAATTTTACCATCTGCAGTTTTCTCTACAGTAATCTTAGAAGAATCATACTCAAGACCATTAATCAATAAAGATACACCATCTGCATATCCCAATCCTCTATTTGCAACAATAAAGTGAGAGATAGTATTCTCTCTAGCAATTCTTACAGTATTTCCATCTTCATCTCTGATTGTCTCACCAGATTTAAACTTACCAGATAATGTCTTAACGAATAAAAGGTTACCAGTAGTATAAACACCTGCAGGTGATCCTTCTACAACACCATATGCTCCACTCTCAACACCAAATACATATTTACCTGCATCATATCCTGAGGGAATACTTTCTAGAACAATTTTAGTGAAGAATTGAGGATCGATATAAGAAAATCCAAACGTTGCATTATATGCAGAAGTTCCTGCAGCTAATCTTCCCTTAGAAAGAATAATGTCAGAATCAGAATTAAAACCAGAACCTCTGTTTTGTAGTACAAAGTTACTAGGTTTTACTTTACCAATAACAGGAGTAATTGTTGGAGAGTAATCAACAATAAATCCAAATTCATCACCATCATCTAATTGTGCTTCATTTTCTGTTAGGAAAATTTTTCTTAAATACGCAGCATCAGATAGATCATACTCAAGTAACAATAATTCTAATTCATCTTTGTCACCAGTTACAGTTAATTCTAGATATTGTACTGATTCAGAAGAGTTAACTAAAGGTTTTGGTGTAGTTGAGAATGCTAGAGTTTTGAAAGATCCAATTGATGTAGGAGATCCTAGATCACTTTTTGTCTTGATATAATATAGAGTTCCAAATGTAGTTTGGAAATTTGCATCAGTTACAGAACCAATAAGTTGAGTTGTGCTTGTAATTTGTAGAGCAATAGTTTTAATACCATCATTGGCATTAAACGAAATACCTCTCCTATCAACTGTTTGTTTGTGATCTGAAGTTAATTCTGTATTGTTTAAACCAATAGAACCATCATTAAATGTAGAATATAAGAATACATCAGGATATGCAGTTAAATCAGATCCTTCCTTATTCAAAGGAACGCTACCATATACATTGGTAATACTGTAAGATGGTAAACCTCTAGTTTTAAGAGTTACGTTATCGGAAGATAAACTTTCTCTTGCCTTATTAATTTCTAGATACTTAGTTTCTTTATTAACAATCTCATAACCTTTAATATATGCTTTACCAGGACCAATACTAGCAACCATCTTTCTGGATGCTTGATCTCCAGTTAGATTATTATAAAGACCAAAATCGTCTGCACCATAGAAACCTCTATTTCCATCCTTTTGTGCCCATTCTCTGACATCTACACTAAAGTTCTCTACAATATAATCACCTGATTCATCAAATGTTCTACGTGCTAAAGTTTGCTCAATAACACTAAAATCTGTAGAAGATACTTTACTCTGTACTTGTCCCTTAGAGATAGTTAGTAATTGAATAAAGTTTTTATCTGTAATTGCATTTAGAGCAAATTCTTTCAAACTCAATGAAATTTTGAGTCGATGAGCTCCAGGTGCAGTATAGTTAGAAGAACCAATTGCATTATCATATAGAGATGCATCTTCTTCTGGAGATACAACCTCTTCTTTGATAGTAAAACCAACTTTTGCAGATGGTTTATCATAATATTCTTCAACGACCAATAATTCTTGATCACATCTAACAAAATAACCATTGACAAAGTAAATACCTTCTTCTACCTTAACAGCAGAACCAAATCCCATTGCAGGACTTTCTAAAGAAGTAGTTTCATCAGTATCTGGATTTGTTACTTGAATACTGGTAGGTAGAACACTACCATCAGTACCAACAACTAAAAGTGGTGTGTTAACACCATCGATAACTTCTAATGTTTCACCTTGACGGAACGTAGATTCTGTGTTAGAACTACCACTATTAATATAATTTACATATAAAGTATCAGAAGTAGATTCGGTTGCAAGTTTAGTAGCAAGAATAGTAGCTTTGACTCCAGAAGTCAAACCATTCAATTGCTTTCCTATCAACTGTGAAATATCATACTTTCTATAAACAATATCATCTCCTTCTGAAATTGCAACCTCAGAAACAGATGATAACTTAACGTAATCTAATTTTGTATTAAGACCAACCTCACCAGGAATTACTAGTTCACCTTGCTTAAAGGCATACTTACCAAAACTTTCAACCTGATTCTGAAGAATAGATTGAACTTGTGTTAATTCTCTACCTTGAATAGAGTAACCAGGACGGAATAGAATCTTATAAAAATTCTTACTTGCGTCAAAGTCCTCGTAATAAGGGCTTACATTAAGGTTTGTCTTCTGTGGCATCGTTTTCCGCCAAATACTAGCATATGCTTTATCCTTAGTATTTATAGAGATAAAAAAAATCCCCTGATTTCTCAGAGGACTTATATTTAGTTATATTTTTTACTTAGAACTCAATAACTAGTTTGATATCTTCAATCTGGTCAGGAGCACGAGTGATTAGTCGTCTGTTCTCAACGTAAATAACGCTTCCAGAATTATTTTCAATTTCTGGGTTAGCAAGACCACTAGAGAATGTGGAACCTAATAGAGCAGAGTTATAACTTGTGTCTACATTACCAGATGTGACTGAAGTTTCTCCAGTAACAGCGTTAGAACCATTACTTTCAAATGGTCTTACAACACCATCATCAGTGTGAGCATCATTTGTTTGGATATACTTAAGAACACCAGCAGTTGTTGAACCACTATCAAGTGTCCAAGAAACAACTGTACCTTCTGCAGTACCACCACTTACAGATTGAGTAATTTTCTCATCAACAGAGAAATCACCACCAGTACCTGTAATCTTAAGTGCTTTTAAACCAGAAAGTGTATTTGAAGTAGAGAAAGTTGTTGTTCCATAATCAAATGGATCAGCAATAATACCGATACGACGGAAGTCGTTATCCACAGGGAAGTCACCACCACCCTCAGCATATGTAAGACGGATATTTGTCATAACACGCTTACCGTTAAGTTCTACTTCGTGATCAGAACCGTGACCACCAGAAGGAGGAAGAACAATTTCAATAGCACCCTTAGCAGCAGCATCAATAGTAGCTTGACTGCTTAAACCAACGTCAGTAAAGACATTAGTGTTAGTAAGGAGAACATTAGCATAAGTGTAACCTGATCCACGAGCTTGAATCTCAACAGTATCAAGTGAAGTACCTGATGTTGTGAATTTTACAATACCACCACTTCCATCACCTTTAATTGGTGCATATAAAGTTGTAGTGGCAGGGAAACCAGAACCTGCGTTCTCAATTAAAGCAACATCAGCAGCACCTGCAGTTGCCTGTGCAACTACTGCAGTTCTAGAAGCGTTTGCAGGAAGAACGATTGGCATGAAGTCAGAAGAAAGGAACTTCAGAACATCATCAGTTGGGATGGTGTACATATACTTCCAAATGTACTTAGCACCAGTTGTTTCTGTATAAAGACCAGTAGAGGAGTTGTAGTTACCACCACCTGTAGTTGGTTCCTCAGTTGCATCTTGACCAGAAGAATTTGAAGGATCTTCTCCGTTGTATAGACACTTAAATACTTCGTATTGAGAGTTCATTACATAGAACTTAGCATCAGCAATGCTGTCTGCACCTGTTGCTGTTAATTTACCGATTTGACCACCACCAGCTGGTGTAGCAGAATAGTCAGGTTTCCAACTATCAAACTTAGGGTTAGCTACTAAATCCCAGTTATAACGACGAATAACAGTTCTTGCAAAGGCATCAGTAATACGCTTGGCAGCAATTAACTCGTCGTAAAGTCCTCTTTTCTCTCTTTGGTTATCAAGAGGAAGAGGTGGAACATCTTCAGTAGCGTAACGATATACACCAGAAACTGCTTCGGCACCTGTGTCAGATCCACTACCACCGCCAGTTCTGCCCTTTAGAGCAGCATTGACACCTGGAGTTGAGTTTACACCACTACCACCAAATACGTCGGTCAAAAGAAGGGCACTGTCATAAACTGCAGCAATTGTGGCACGGAATGTTGCTCCAGCGTAGTTAGCACCAACGTACACTTCGTTACCGACCACGAATGCTGTTGCATTTTTAGTATGAATCTCTAGATAAGATTTCCATGGTTGTGGTCTTCCCACAAAGAAGTACATCCTAGAGCGTTCCGCACTAGTATCATTGGGACCCTCCGTGAGAGATTCCAAAAATTGTTTAGCATTAAAGATTCTAAACTTATCAGAGATAATAGCAGCCATTGTTTTTCTGTTCCGACGTAGTGTTTGTGCCTGAGTTATTTATATTTATACTATATTTATTAAATTGTGTATGGGACTAATACATCTGCGGCAGTAATAGACGTAGGTCCGCTATACACAGTACAACCTGTAAATTCGGTTTGTGTCTTACCAGTGTATTTAATCACCGTACCACCACTGGTGAATAGGTATCCCTCATCGCGGAAGTATGTTGTGCTTTGAACAACGACATTTCCAGAGATAGTCCCTGTAGAAGAACTAATAGCAACAGGATCTTGAATTGATGGTGGCATCAAATTAAACCTGTCACCAGATATAGTGAAACTAGAATTACTACGATCAGTGAAGTCCCTCAATGTTAATGATGGGAAATATGTATCGATATTTTCAAGTGACAATCCAGAAACTCCTGCGGAACCATCATCAAACATTCCTTCAAAATGACTAATTGTATGACCAATATTTCCTGGTGTGTATTCCCCAATATAACCAGTATCCTGTCCAAGTACAGCGTTTACAACTTCAACAACATTGCTATTTCTTTGAGTTACCGTTTGTTCCAATAGAGTTACAAATCCATTGTTTCTAGTTTCAATTGGATTAGTGAAGTAAACTGTTTCTACATATCCATCAATAATACCACTTGGAGGAGTTACTAATAGTACCTCTAATGAAGTTTTAGTAATTTCAAATTTAGATGTAATTACTTGAAGATGAACATCAACTGGAGAAGCAATGTAATGAATGTTATAAACAGAACTTACAGATTCAAAAGGTATGGTGGAAATAGATTCCGTTACAAATGATGTTAATAGAGTAGATATAACCTCTGGTTGTACTTCAGCAGTAATTACTGTAGCAGAGTGGATTACATCTATTTGATTTTCAACTGCAACTTGATATTGAGATTTCTTCTCAGTTCTTCCAGTTGCTTCAGCACCAACACTTACAGCAACTAGTTGAGATTCAGATTCAATCTTAGCAATTCCAACAGGAGCAACAGATACAAGTTCTGGAATCTGTCTTAAGAAAGTACCAGCAGTCCAGTTCTGTTCAGTAGTTCCTTTTCTTGCTCTAGTAATATAAAGGAATCTATCATTAAGTTTTCTAGCATAACTTACAACTTCATCTCCAACTAATAGGAGACCTGTTCCGTAGAACTTAGATGTATCAGGAATGTAAGCAATACTATCACCAATATTGAAGTCAAGATCAAGATATGCAGCATTCTCAAAGTAATTGATGTTACTAATTGCATTATTAGGAATATCAATCTGTGTAGTTGCTGTGATTACCTTAGTTACACTAGAAATAGTGTTAGCACTTATAATATCCTGAACCTCTGCCTTAACAATAGTTTCAGAACCTTGAAGTCTTAATACACCTCCTTGTCCATCAACCTGTACAGGTTCTGGTTCAATATAAACAATATCAGCACTTTCATTAGGAGATATTAATTGATCCCCAACTGGCATAGTTCCATCAGAAGAACCATCAAGTATATTAGTAACTCCAGTTTGAATTTCTGCCTCAATCTTCTTAGAGATGTCTTTTGGACTGAGAAGATCTATAGAAGAGAAAGAGAATGCATCAACTAATCTATTACCAAGAATCTGAATAGTTGATATGGCAGTCATTCCAGATGTTTCTATAACTGGATTAACTCTTAAGTTGATTAGTGATACACCAACCCCTCTTTCAGATAGAATATCAAATCTTCTGGTTGTAATAACTTTAGGCGCAGTAGTATAACCAGAACCACCATCTAATAGATCAACACTAAGTACCTCACCTTTCCTACCTACTAGAACATTTGCTTTAGCACCACCACCATTACCATCTACAGGTTCAAACTTAAGTACAGGAGGTGTAAAGTATTGATATGCAGTTGGTTGTGTAATAGGATCATAACTACGTTGATTCCATGTTAGTTTGGTAATGGATCCATTCCCATCAATAGTAGCAACTACTGAGAGACCTTCTCCTCTAGTGACTCCAGTATAAGATTCAATCTTTACATTACCAAAAATATCATTGGTAGTTGGTTTTCCAGTTCTACCTTCTTTACTAATTGCTTCTTCTGGTAGTTGTTTAATTTCACGGAACCCTTCTTCACCTTCTACACGAATCTTATCTCCTTTAGTAAGATACACAAAAGGATTTTTATATGTTTTTCTAAAGAACGTACCAAACCAAAGAGCATTGTCATCTCTAAGAAGTTTTCTACCAACTTCATCCTTTGTGAATGTAATACCAACGTTAGAAATATCACTATCTGCAATAGTATAATTTCTAGAATATCTTCCCTTTACAGCAAAAGTAAAATCCAATCCACTCTCAATAACAGCGTTTTGAGATTTAAGATTGTATGTTACTGTGTTTCCAGATTTAAATGGATTTGAAAGTTCACCAATTACATTATATGTTCCATTTGCTCTTTGTTGCCAAACATGAATAGTTGATCCAATAGAATCTCCCATCCAAGTATACTTAAAGTATGCATCAAGGATTGTTGGTGTAGAATCAAATGTAAACACACCTTGTGTAAAGTAGGTGTCTGGAGCATAATCATAGATGTTCAATACTTGTCCAACATCTCTACCATAAAGGTATCTGATGTCAACTTTCATTTCCTTTTTAATAGGAACATTAAAAGTAATATTTGGACCAGCTACTGAATAAGAATATCCTTTTCTTTGTAGGACTCCATCTAAGAATACGTATAAAGCATCATGTGCTTCAATACCTTGTACTGTATAATCCTCTACATCTAAAATTAAGAAAGGACCATTTTTAACCCCATCAACTAGGTTATAATCAATGGTAAGTCGTTTGTAATTACCAACTCCAATACCAACAACTTTTTCTACTGCACTTGGTTCACCAATAGTCTTAGCACCTAAATCTTGATCCCAAATAGGAGCAACATCGAATTTAATTAAGTTAGGAATTACAGTTCTATCAATAAAGTAAGAATCCTCTCCTGGATAACTTTCAGTGTACTTGGGTCTTTGTAGTACAGCATTGATTGTAAGGAATAAATCTTCATCTTCTTCTGTGTTTACCTCAGAACCATCATCCCAATATAGTTCAAATTCTTTTGTTTCTCCATCAACGTAATCTGGAAGTGCTTTAGTTACAGATTCTTCCTTGAGAACATCATCCAAATTGTCATATAAGGAATCAATAGCAGAAACAACAGTAACACATTCTTGTGCTGGTAGTAAAGGATCAAATATAATATTATAATTTGAATATGTTAAAGTAGGAGTCCAATTACCACGTTTATTAGGATTCTCTTTTGTTATCGATACAAGTCCTGGTCCCCCTGATAAAACACTATCTAAAATACTATGGAATGTTTGCAAAGCACTCTCAACCTCTGCACACACAGGACTTACAGAATCAACTAGAACATCTGGATCTGTAACAGCTCCTTGGTTCTTCATTGCTGTAATCATAAGATTTCTTGCATAAGCAAACGTAGCAAGTGTTTCTGTTAATGTATCAGAAACATATGATAATGTTTCTCCATATGGATATTGTTCCTTTTTAAAGTATAGTCGTGCAGCTTCAACAATCCTTTCATTACCACCAAATTGTAGGTGATAAACATAAGCATCAATAATAAGACCTAGATCTCTTCCACACTTGGTTTCAATAGTTCCCCAATTAAGTGATGGATATTGTGCTTGTGCCCAAGCTAGAGATTGTGTAATAATATCTGTTTTGTTTAGTGCAATTAGTTCTCCACCTTTGTAGAACATACCTTTGCTTAAACCACTCCAAGAGAATGATGCTTGATCACTTCCACTAAATGAAGTAGCAACATATAATGTAGAACCATCAGGAATATCATAAGTTTCACCGTCAACAACACGACCAGTGTTAGTTGGAAGTGTTGTATTACCAGCTGCAGCTGTTCCAGATATATCTGTGATTCCATCAGGAACACCACCGCCACCACCAGAGTTTGCTAATGCACTATTACTTAATGTAAGTTGAGTAGCACTATCGATAGATACAATCTTAGTTCCTTCTGGATATGATCTACCAGAACTAACAAACATACCAACAGCAACATTTTCTGTTGATGATACATTTATTGTCTTGGAACCTTGGATATAAGAAACCCCAACATCAATGTAATCCCAATTACGAATAGCAAGTTTTGCTAATCTAGATGCATATGCAAATATATTCGTAGATTGAGTTTTGTTATTTTGAATATAGAGGTAATCATCATCTTGATTGAAAATTGATGTATAATTAACAGTTTTGATATTACCACCAAATCTGATATCATGATCATACGCATCTAAAATAGCTCTGATATTTCTTTCATAGTCATCTTGTTTAGTTGCCCAATCTAGAGTAGGATAAGTTGCCTTACCATATCCAATAGTTTCATTAATAATAAACTCTGCATTCCTTTCAATTTGATTCGCAGCATCAATCCATGTACCACTGCGTTGGAAAATATTTTTTAATTTTCTTAGGTGCTTAGTATTGTATTGATTATCCTTAAACTGGAATACCTTACCATAGAAAGTAACACCCTTATAAGCAGAACCATTTTTAGTTCCATCTCCCAATGGTGGAGCAGAGAATACAATAGTATCGTTATTGATAGTGTATGAAACTCCTGGTTCTTGAAGAATACCATCAAGTGTAACGATAAGACCTTTATCGCTTGATGGGAAGAAAGGAACACCTAGATCACTAATGATTTGGAATGTTGTAGTTCCTTGTAATCTACCATTAGTATCATAGTAACCATCAAAAGGTGCTGCAAGAGTAAATTCAAATGCACGAACTTCATTGAATAAGAATTCACTAGGTGCAGCAGTACCAACTGCCTTGTTGATTCTTGTATTCTCTACTTTTTGTATACTCTGAGTAACAACTCTCTGCTTGATATCGCTAGTAATCTTGTTCTTCTCAGGATCCCAAAGTTGTATAACACTATAATGAGATGACTTTGGCATCTCTATTGGCATCTCGGAACTAGCAGTTCCTTCTACATCAACTTGACCAAACAGTTTAAATCCTGCAGGGTGTGTAGTAGATTTAATTAAATCACGCCACTGTTCAATAGATGTTTGAGATTTAATAACATATGAATAATCTTGGTAGAAGAAACTATCAGTAATCTTCTGATTTGATACACCTAATTTACCTCTATCAGAACTATAGTATCCTAGGTTATCATAGAAACTGTTAATCTCTTCACTGAACGTAGATACAAATACAGATTTAACATTACCAGTTATTGTAGTTAAAGATGATTGAATATTAATACCTTCACGTATAGTACCTGTGGTATTCTTTAGTTTTATTAAATTAGAACCTAATCTCCACTCTGCTACAGTTGCTTTGAATACTATATTATTATCAATCTTTTGAATTACTTCCTCACCAATTCTAAAATCACCATTGAAGTTTGTTAACGCAGCAATGTAATTTGAATTGAATGTAGATGCTACAGTTTTATCTAAATGGAACGCTCCACCATTTGTAGTGATGTTTACACTACGTGGAACACCAATAGAAGTGCTTTCAACATATGCATCAACATCACCTTCTACAATAATAATCTCTGGTGCATAAGTATATCCTTTTCCTGTACTTTCTACAGTAATAAATGAAACTTCTCCATTTCTTACCAACACCTTGAAAATAGCATCAGCTCCATCAGCATCAAGAACGAATACTTTAGGGTTTGAATAATTTTTTCCTTTGTTTGTAACTTCTACACCTGTTATAACTTGAGAATCTTCATCAAATACAACTTTTGCAGTTGCTCTATATGAAGTAGTAGGATCAGCACCAACAATAACAGGAACTTTTTTATAATTGAGTCCTAGATTAACAATACCTACCGTATTAATCTTTCCGATAGCGAACTGACCAGTAGTAGTATAAGAAATGGTTCCAGAACCGTCCCAAAGAGGATCACTAGAAACATCGTATACAAAACGATTTGGTGTAACATAGTTAACCTCCTTAACACCTTGTAGTGGGTCAGTAACAATTTTAAAATATGCCCCATCAGAAAGAACTACATTCTTTTTGTCAAAATAATAGAAGTTAGTAAAATCAGTTCCTACTTTTGTTTGGTAATTGTTATCAGAAAGTCGTGAACCAAATCCAAATTTAACATCAGTAAATGATCCTGGATTACCAGGTAGAATTAAAGATTCTACTTTTTCAACAGTAATTAAGTTATAGTTGTTACTTGGACTAATATCAAAGTAAGTCCCAGTTAAACTAGAATGAGACGTATCAAACTTGTACTTGTAAAACTCTTGTAAATCAATATTTGGATTTGCAGTAAAGTTTGTATTATCAGTTGAGAATTCAAATTTATATTCAATTTCAGTAGCAGTGTTAATAGATACCAATCTTTGTGGTGTGCTTGAATCAAAGAAGGTAGAACTTAATACTACTTTAGATGCAGTTGATTTTAATGTTCCATAATCATATACAATTTTAATTGTTTGTGTGTCACGATCATATGATTGGATGTAACCAGAATTAGAACCATCAAAAATTTTATAGTTATCAGTGAAATTATATGTTGGTTTGTATAACTCTACTTCCTGTCCATCAAAATGATCTACATCTTCTGTGCCCTCTTTACCTCTGGATACAAGTAAATCATTTCCAGTGATACTTTCAATTTCAACAATTTCGTTACCAATCTTGACAAGATCTCCAGCAGCAAATCCTAAGACACTATCTACAGTAACTCTTGTACCACCAGCAGGAACACCAACATGTCCAACATATAATGTCAATCTTGCTGTAGACACAGAAGCACCAGATCTTACTAGGTCTTCATCTGCAACACTAAGGTAATCTCCTCTTGCATATCCAGAACCAGTATCTTGTAATTGAATATTAGATATTACACCAGCATCTGAAACAGTAAAGGTAGCTGTTGCTCCAGATCCTGATCCACCAGTAAGATCCACACTAGTGTAAGTACCAGTTGTATAGTCAGCACCACCATTGAGGATTTCATATCTTCCTATTCCCGTTGAATTAATTGTACTCTTATTTTTAGGTGGTACTAGTACTGCTTGTTGATATAATCTTTTCCTTACGTAATAATCTTTAGTTTTAGTTACATCATTAGGATTGATGTCAACTGTTACTCTATCACCAACACCTAAACCATGTGGTGCTGTTGTCTCAATCAATGCAACACTTTGATTTACATCAAATGGTTCTAAATTATCACTAAGGGAAGTAATACGAACTAATTTAGTTCCAGAAGTATTGAACAAGTTACTTGACTGGAGGAAGTAATCATCATTGACAACCCATGTTCCAGTAAGAACCTTGATCACTACTACGTTTTGACTACTAGTTCCTTCTAGAATTTCACCAGTAGCAATAGGAGCATTGACACCATCAGTTAAACTTAAAATTGCTCCTTTCGTATAATTACTTCTCTGATCAAGAAGCATAGTGAAAGTTTTGATAGTAGCAGAGAAAGTTCCAGTTTCATCAAATGTACCATTAACGTTTCTTAGTACAATTGTATTATCGTTCTTTACTGTACCAACAATAGAACCAGAAGCACCAGATGATGGTTGGTTTAATGTATCATCAGCAAATAGATATGCATTCTGAATAGTTGTTAATCTAACAACCTTATCTTCTTTAGATTCTAAGTAGTTTACTGATTGTCCAGTAACTGAATTTACAATTGCTTCTACTTCAGATCCCTCTGTACCTTTATTATCAAATCTAACTTGAGAATTGATAGAGAAATTTGGTGAAGTGCCTTCTACTTTAACTGCTTCTACATTTCCTTGTTGTACTTCTGCAATCTGTGCAACAAATCCTTCACCATTTCTCTGCATTCCATTTTGATAGAATCTCTTTGAATTCTTAGGAATATCATTTTGACTAATGTTAGAATTATAGTTACTATCAACAGGTAGAGAATAGAAATTCTCTCCTAAAGTATATGGGAATTGCGGTACTTGATCGCTATCAATAGTAAGGAAATAAGCATAAGTTCCTTTCGGAAAGTCAGGGGTAATGCAAAATCTTCCATTGTTTTCGTCTAGTGTGCCACTCTTATGAGTGTAGGTGTAATCATTAACAAAAGATCCCAGAGGATATTTTGTCAAAGATGGACCTTCTGATCTAGCTCCGTTAATGGCATAACCAGAGGTCATCCTTTCAATAGAAGATGTTGAATCTAATGGATCTTCATAACCAAATGGACCATAGATTGGGTTACCGTCATAAGCAAATCCAATAATAGGAGAGTGAATTTTTATAGATGGTTCAGATCCTGCATTGTTGATGTTGTCATTTAAATCAACACGTAAAGCTTTAGGGTTAGCAGCATATCCATAACCATATTCTAAATCTGAAGGATTATAGTTTTGGAAAATATAACCATTCTCTGTGTCTAATTCATTTCTTAATTTTTCAAATCTATTAAAGTTCCATTCTTTAAGAAGAGGAATACCTTCTGCACCATTACCAACTGGAATGACATCAACAACAACTGTATCTTGACTATAGAAGTTACCTTCAGAAACCATCTCAAATCCAGTGATCTCACCATCAGTATTCACAGTAGAAAGGTATTCAGCAAATCTACCACGTCCTGCAGCGTCTCTGATGACGATTAGAGGGGCAGCAGAGTAAAACTCACCAGAGTTGTTAATAACTAAACTGGTGACCTTACCGCCCGTTACAACAGCACTTACATCTGCATTACGACCAGAGGTAATAGTAATGTCTGGAGTCCTAGGGAATACGTCATTGGTATCAACAACGATACTTTCTACAACCTGACCAGCAAGAATTGCTCTTGCTTTATTAGGAACTTGATCAATTAACACAAAAGGTGGTTTAGAATAACCAGTTCCTCTAGTATTAATTTTAATTTCTTCTAATTTTCCATATCTAACACTTTCTGGATCTTTGTATCCATAGAAAGGAACACCATTTAAAGCAATACCAACATCACGCTTTGGTGTTTCATACTTCTCTGTAGTTCTAATCGATTCCTTTCTAATAAGACGAAGGATTTTCTGATCTAATACTTTTTCATTAACAGTTGATCCATCCAAAATCTTATGTGATGGATAACTAGAACTTGCAATATAATAATACTGTTCATCTTCTAGAATAGCAGAAATGTTAGTTGACACTCCATCAAGAGAAGATGACACTACAGGTAGCGTAGGTACGTTTGGACTAGCACCAGTGTTTAGTAACCATCTTGTAGTGTTTGTACCAGTTTCTACAATTTTAGAATCAGAGGTCTCAAATCCTGGATTTGAAACTTGAATAGTATCTCCAATTGCAGAATATGGTTGTGCATCAGAAGGTAATAGATTGTATACAATACCAAATGTTAGAAGAGTAACATTAGTTCCATCTAAAACTACTGGTCTGTATACAGGAGTGTTAATAGCACGAGGTAAAGAGGTTGTTGGTTCTCTTTTCTTGATGATAAACTGATCAACTGTCTTATCATCAAACTCAATTGTCTCATCACCAATTAAAACTGATCCTTTAAGATCCCAACCAATAGTTGAGAACACATCAATTCTATCCCCTGAGATCGCTGTCCCTGACAGGGATTTGCGGAGTTTAGTTTTTGTAGATACACCAAATGTACCATTAACAGTTTCAGGTGCTAATACAATATTGTAAATTTGTTCATCGTCTGCTGTACCATCAGAAAATATATTATCAACAATAGCATCAGCATAACCATAATCTGCTGTTGGTTTCTGTACAATCTTTGTACCAATCAAATCCTTAGGATTACCACTAACAACCTTACACTTAAGTGCATAGATGTTAATCCAATCACTATTAGATGATTTGTATGTAAATTCTCTTGGATTATATGTTTCTGGAATATCTCTTGATGTATTAGAGACAATAGAATTGAAAACAAATCTAACAGATGAATCAGTTCCCTTAGTTTTGTAGAACTCCCTAATATTCTTGATTAAGGTTCTCTTGTCTACATCACCTTTTAAATATTTTTCTGGAAAGGATGAAAGATACTGTGACTCAAAACTCTTAATTAGAGCATAGAGAAACAGGTTACTTACGTTATGTACTACAGAACCAGAATTGTGTGGTGCAGAATCAGTAGTAACAAATGTAGATTCCTCATACAAGTCACCCAAAGTCGTGTTACCACTCACACCTCTAGAGCAATCGCTTAGGGTAGTGTCAGTTCTTGTAGAGTAAAAAATGATTTCGTCGTTAATTCTAACATAACCATTCTTCTCAGGGAATGAAGATGCATCCTGAAGAACGATGGTATCATCGGAATCCGTAATAGTAACATCTAGAATAGTATTCTCTTTGAGCAAGTTTTGCTCATAAAGATTGATATCACTGTATTCTAGAAGATTGTTGGCAATGTCTAATGGCTGCCCAGAACTTTCTTGTGCTTCGTAATACTTCTCTACGAACTTAGAGAATAGAGGGTATTCATCTACAATAAAGCTGGGAATTTGTGACTCAATAAGAGTAGATATTTTCTTGGTTTTGATTGCCATCTAATTACTCTTTGTATGCAATGAAGGATGAACTTGCTACATCAACATCTAGATACACCTCGCGAGATGCTTTGATGTCGTTTGACGCTGGTTTTACTCTAATTGAAATACGGTTGTCGAAGAATGATCCTTTAATGATCGTCAAATTATGCATTATGGTCTCGCCTTTTGCATAATCAATCATACCAACTTCCTTGTCGAGGACAACTTTTTCTCCAGTTAAAGCATCTAGTCTATATAGGACGATTTTGCCATCATTATCTTCCAAGTACACATCAAAATTAGGGTATTCGGTAACTCTAAATGCGGTACTCGTTAATACAGGATCGTCACAATCCTTATCAAATTGATTTTGGAAACAAATCTCGTAGTATGTGGTAGAATTTAACTGTGGATAGAAATCTTTTCTCATCATCACAGAAGTTAGGTTTGATGTAATTGCCTTAGAAGAGTCATCAATAACACCTACTGCTTTACTATGCCTAAACTTACCATTAAACTTCTCTGTCTCACTTCTCTCAATATAAGATTGCAAAGTATTGATTGCCTTTGACTGAATCTGTGCAGGTGTCTCATCTGTCTTACTACCATCATAAAATATTTTACTATTCAACTCAACATATAGAATAGATGGATCAATAAGAACAGGTTCTACAGATGCAACACTAAACTTCTTCAATTCATCAACAACATTCTTTTTTGTTAATGATGTTAGATATGCTGCATCTCTTGGTTTAACAGAAATGAATACTTTACCATATTCTGGTGGATCTTGCTCTTCACCACCAAATACAATGATATCACCAATCGCAGGATAAATGTTACGGACAATAGCAGCATAATCAGATGCAACCACTGCTCTATTTTGTGTTCCAAACGTTTTAGGTGCAGCAAACTTAACTTCTTGTATAGATTCTGTTTCCTCACCACCAGCTGCAGTGACTGTAGATAGGATCTTAGTGTCAAATGCATTAGGAGAGATGCCTGAGGGGTTCTCTAAGACGCCTGAAAAGACAAACGTTCTAATCCCATTCGCTTCTGGTCCATTCGTTGTGATGTACTTTGCAACCACAGTTGCTTGATCTTCTAATTTCTTACCAATGACACCATCACCAAAGATTATCTCATATCTTTGATCATCAATCTCATTAAGGAAGAATACTTTTGAATCTCCTGTAATATCTAAAATGTTATCTGCTAACAGATAAGGTTCAGTTACACTCGTTCCATCAATAGACACTTCGACCTTAATTGTCGATGCATCAATACCTCTGTTGTCTAATACGAACCTTTGTGTCTTATTTGTGGTGTTAACTGTAAATGTATTAGTAAGGTATGTTCCTTCTCTCACTAATACGTTATTAAATGTTGCAACATCGTTAACAACCTGTGCTGTAACGTTACTTGGTGTTACAAATTGATAAATTTTGTTATTAAATGACGCAACAAACCCTGTACCTTCCTTTAAAATTACTTCGGTGTCTGAGGTTGGGTTTGTATAATCTACCTGAAGTGATACGTATGCAGTAGGAGAGGTAGAAGACCTAGGTCTATATCCTAACTGCCTTGCAATGGATACTACGTTGTCTCTTAACGTAGCAGAATCAATGAATAACTCATTGACTGCCATATTAGTGTTAAACGCCGTGTAGTACGTGTTATATGCTAATACGTCTAATAGATTACTAAGGACTGAACCCTCGAAGTCATAGTCAGTAAAATCTGACTGCGATCTCATGTACTCCTTGAGAACCGTCTTGATATCCTTAAAATCGAGATTTGATATTTGTGCGTATGGCATTTATCGGGTTCTCTCTAATACAAAGTTGATCTGCTGCGGTGCATCGTCTCTGCCAGTTATCGCAAAGTGAACCTCTACATTAAAACCATCCCGACGAATATCAGGTGTACAAATAACATCTAGTACTTCAATTCTAGGTTCATACTCGTTAAGAACGTTACTAACCTCTGTTTGAATAATTGCAGCACTAGCATAGTCAAGAGGTTCAAATAACATATCTGTAATTGAACTACCCAACTCTGGATTGAATAATCTCTCATTCTTCTGGGTAAGCAGAAGATTCATAATTGATTGTTTAATTGCAGCCTTATCCTTGACCGACAATAAATCATCGGTCATAGGATGTTTCTTAAACGTGACGCTTAAATCCTTAAACGTCTTGAAGGTCTGCATTACAGAAAGATACGAAGCTATTTGTATTTATTCACTTACCGCAAAATCCGTCTGCCCATTCCTCTTCGTTATCAAATAACTCACCTTCTTCTACATTTTTTCGCCGCCCGTTTCGGCGCAGGTATTTGTCACTTTCCACCTCGGTGATAAGGGTCTTTCCCCCTTTGACAAATTGCTCTGATTTATCTACTCGTCCCACCATAGTATTCTCCTTGGACATATCTATTTAATCAAATCCTTAAGTGCTTGTCGTGCCTCTGAAACATCTTTCAAAGGACTTGGGAAGGGAATCTCTATAGTTATCTCTATTGACTCAGAAGACAGTTTAGTCATCTTTGCAGATTTAACATGATCCCTTACGTAAGATTCAACTGTATCCATATGATCTTCATTCATATGCTTACAAATCCTCTCACTTACCTCTGGAGTGAATCGCCATTCGCTATTCACCTGCCCTGTCCTCTATATCTCTTCTTTGCTCCATTACGAGAAGTAGCAGCATACTTTGAATGCTTCCCCATACCCTGACGAGTTTTCTTGGGAATTGCTTCAACGAAGTTCTGCCCTGTCAGTGATGCTTTTGCTTTTGCCATAGTTTAAAATTTATAAGTTTGAACCAATTACTATTGTAGGATGTTGGAACGGTGCTGTCAAGGGCCTAAGTGAACCAAATGGTAATGATGCACTATCCCCACTGACCGCAGGTAACTTGCCATTGATAAGTACAGTTTTATTGACCTTCGGTTCAATTATTCTTGTACCAATCTGGCAAGGTGCTGGAATTAATGGGTTGATCTTCACACCACTTACAAGGGACACGAAAGTCAAACTATGATAAAACTGTAAGGGAGCACCTCCAATGACCACTGTCGAGGGCGTTGGTGCACCTCCCAAAGGCGTCGGGGGGTATATACAGTTTGCGTCCTGACTTACAGTGTCAAGTGTTGAGGGTCCTGCTAAGAAAGGCATGTTAAATTCCTTTTGCGACTTTTACTAAATCTCCTTTGATTCCTTCGACGTTATTGTGAAGATAATCTAAGGTCTGAGAAATTGTCTCATACTCCTCAGAGTGTGGACGGCGGTACATCAAGGTGGGTTGCTCTAGTTGGGAGATCCGTTGGTCCAGGCTCGTCAACCTCTCTGACAACCAGAGGAGTGTCCTCTCCTGCTCGTTCAACTTCTGCTGTAACTCTTCCATCATTTTGATCTCCTCTCATGAATGCATTGGACGCACGACTTTCAAAATCATCACAGAACTCGTCGAAGTTTGCAAGGATTCTATCGTAGTCACTATAATCGACTTTTTGGGGCATTTTTTCCTGGGAAAAATTTTTTGGATTTCAAGGTTTTGAAAAATCCATTTTCAAATATATTTATCTGTCGTCTGGATACTTTTGTAGGTTAGGGAACGCTTAGGAGTCCCGCCCCGCATAAAAAGGGGGCATTTAACTGCCCCCGTGTCATGTGTAGTAGTCAAGGTTAGGACTTACAGGACGTAATTTCTCAACTGAATTGAGACAATCATAGATCCCTGCCCAAGTGCTAGAGATCCTCTAGCATTTCATCCATCTCAACTGCGTTGATCTTTGGATCATTCCATTTCACGCCGTCGCCTGACTGATCGAATCCAAGACCTGCGAAGATCTCAAGTAGATGCTCCCAATCAAGTGCCTTGCGTGCAATTTCATAAAGACCCTGATCATTTCCTATCCATAGTGCTGCATTCCAGGTCTCATAGTTTGTCCAACCGTTGTAGTCAGAATCTGGTGAGAATAGGTCTGCTTGATAGGTTGCGGTCATGGGTTGAAGTCCTTTGAATGTGATGTACTTATTATAATGGATCAGCGACTAATGTCTGTCGCTGATGTTCCAGTATCCGAAGTGTCCACTGGGGTGCTTTAGGTCTTCCCAGTTTCTTTCTTCCATTGCTGCGAACATGGCA